TGTGGTAGTGGTAGTGTGAGCGTGATCAATGACCGGAGGGCCGTTCGCGATCACGATTGGACATGATATGTTCTGCATAATGTTAAAATAAAGAATTGATATCTATGGGTACTAGGCAAGACCGAAGCAAATCGATAAAACTACTGTAGCTGCAGCTGGGATGCATGTGTAATTACAAGCAGTACAGCAACACTCTATGGAGTGACAACAACTCGAATGTGTAGAGGGTAGAACAAACCGCGACCCAAGCTGTGTCAATCTAACCCCCCACCCCCGATTGTGCAGGGCCAGCGGTAAGACCGCCCCCTCTAGAAATTTTTCACCAAAACTGAAACGAGTTTAGCGGATTATACCAGATCTCTCAACCAATCACGTTCTTTGGGTTCCAGAAGCATTATGGTGCGATTCATGAAGGTTTTAGCCTGTTGTTCTGTCATCTGGTGATAGAAGCGGGCTAAGAGCTGTTTTGCGCCATCTACTGATTGGCAGCGTACTGCTAGGAGGAGAGCTAGGGAGTTTATTACCATTTGTCGACCAGCTAGTTCCTTCATTATAACAGGTTGGCAGACTAACTTTGACCGCATAGAGTACCAGTGATGGCTTTAGACACTTCAGGAAGCTGGGTAGCAGGCGATGATCTGCGTATTATCGAGTGTTTGATGTTACCATTTGGCACTTATGTACTTGATTGCACTCAGAGCTGTATGAATCAGCTCCAGGAGATGTCTGACGCTGCGGTTTTGCGTGTAAGGGCTCTTTTAGATGAGTATGAGGCAGCTGATCAGGCAGAATCCAACCAGAATTTAGGTGATACTGAGGGTAAGGTACTGGTTAAAGCCGATGTATTGGAGTGGGAGGTTGTCGGTAACGGTGTAGCAGGCACAACCCAGGAAAAAGCCAACATTCGGGCTGAAATTGCGCGTTATTTTGCGTTTTGCTCTTGCCTTGGCAGTGTTTTACCGGGCGGTGGAAGCGGAGGACATGCAGGTCATGCCAGTCTGATTCGTTCCTGATGGTACTATAAGGCAACTTTATTGCAAGCCACTATGTCTGGTCATCCTGAAAATTCACCAGAAGTTAATGAGATGATGGCTGCTATCGGTAAGGCAGAGATTGTTCAAGTATGGTGCAAGAGCTGTGAAGAGTTTGTACCAATGAATGCTGCTTATGCTAAGTATTTAAGTGGTGAAATCGAGTTCTGTAGTAAGTGTCGTACATAAGCGTAGCGAGGACGAAGTCCGAAGGTAAGCTGAAAATGGCGCGGGGCGCGTACTGGAAGACTAGGTGGATTATGAGAATCCCATGGCTAGTACGTCTCCGTTGCTTCCATACCAGAACGGAAGGCTGCTAGTGCCCTCATTGGGCGCTGTGAGCCTTGTGAATGGCCGTTGGGTGGAGGCTGCGGGGGATTCTTACCTTGTGCGTCTTTTTATCAATAGGCAGCAGTACAGTGGGGTCTCTTCAGGATCTAAACCCATTCCCCTGTCTAGCCAGCTCGATGGACAAATGATGCCTGGAGCAAGTGGCGACCAGTTCTATTATCGTGGCTATGCTTTAGACTTTACTACGGTTCCTGCTGACTACGACTTATTGGTTGGAGACGAGACTGGCTTTACCTGGGTCCAGGTAACAACGCAGTACGATTGGCTGGCCACTGGTACTGCGTGCCGTTTCCGCTTTGGCGATGACCAGATCATGCCAGCAGCTAAAATTCAGCGGTCTAGCGGTAGATACGGCGGCCAAGGGATTGACCAGATTATCTATAGCGAGATTGGCGGCGTTGAAATCCAGCTTACTGGTACAGAGCTTCAGAACTAATGAAAGTCAATACAACCGATAACTTAGCAAAAACTCTAGGCAACAGTAAGGGGTATCTGGGAGAGTTGAAGGTACCTGTTATAGGTCTTAAGATGGGTCTCCCTATTGGCTTTAAAGCTAAGACGGAAAAGGTCGTCGACGCCATTGACGAAGAAAGCATGCTAGCTGAAGCAGAGAAGCGACTTAATGAGGTAATGTCCAATCTGGCTCAAGAGGTTGAAGCTGCTCTCACTGAGGCTTTAAAATCTAGTGTGTGGAGCTGGAAGGGTGGTGCTAGGGACATCTACGATACCGGGGAGCTAGCGAGATCCGTGAAGGTCGCAGTTGTAGATGGTGGTATCAGCGTGTCCTATGGCGCTTCTTACGCAAATATCGTTCACAATGGCGGCTATATTCAGCCTTACGGTAACACATCAGCAAGGCCTATCTACCTGCCGCCTCGGCCATGGATATCTTCTGTTTTGTACGGGGATGGGCCTGTTGCTCAATTTGATTTTGATGATTTTCTTAAGCGTAACCTGTAATAGGTACTCTAGTCCAGTTTTTAACTGGTATCCCTAATGAGTAAGCTTCCTTTCGTGGTCGCACCTAGGGTCAACTCTCGCATTGAGACGCTAGGCAGCGATGTTAGCGGTAAAATTGAGATCGAGCGCAAGGGATTCCTAACTGTAGGAGAGAAATCGTTCATGGCGAATGTCAACGCTCAGGACGATGTATTGAAAATGGTAATGAGGATCTCTCGCGCTGTTGGCGCTAAGTTCGAGCTAGGCCAGCAGGACGCCTATCAGCAGGTCGTACTGGCTGTCAGTGAGCCCGAAAAGTGTGAATATCCTATTGCCGACGAGTTCGCTGACGAAATTGCTGAACTTGCAACAACGATGATGGCGAGTGAGCAAAAGAAGCAGCTTATGGCTGCCTACTGTATGCTCCTGTATCGCGTCAATGATGAGATTGGGATGACTGACGTCATCGACCTCCACGAAGACCTTGTAGACGCCTTGTCGGGCCTTTTTAGGGACGAAGAGATGAAGAGCCTGGAGCGCCTTGTCGACAAAGGCGACGAAGAGGGTCCTGACAGCGAGGATCTTGGCGAAATCGAAAAAAAGTAGGCGCTGGTGAAAGTGTCGAGCCCGACTGGGAGGACATTTACTGGAAGATGAAAAAGGCATTCCCAGGAGACCCTGAGTACTCTTGGGATCGCTTTTACCAGCTACCTTACGAATATGTTCTGAGGGGTTATCACAAGATGCTGGATCTGCGTCGTACAGAGCTGCATGAGCTTGAATTGCCAGTGGCTCTTAATACTGCAGTTTACGCAAACAGTCAAAGAGATCCTAAAAGCAGCAAGAAACCTGCAAGCCCGTTAGATTTTGCAATGTTCAAGCCTTTGGAGGGCCAAGGACCTGCGGGGTACTACGCAGCCTGCTATGTTCATATGATCAAAGCCAAAGAGCTGCCTGGCTGGGCGTTGTTCTGTTACAAGGATGTTTCTCCTTCTGCCCGAGGCAGAGTAGGGGGTCAATATGCGCTTTTTGCGCATGATGCCATCCTTGTCGGTCCGCGCAAAACAGAGGCGGGGTACAAGGGGTTCCTTATTGCCTTGGAATCGGCGTCAGGCGAGGTCCGAACCTTCTCGGATCCTGCTGGTAACTTCTACGACCTGACGTTGCCCGAGATTCCTACCAAGGTCATTGCAGAGGAGGATGTAACCCTCAGCTAGAGGGCCACTCTCCAATCATCTTATTGGCGTATTCTTCAACGATTTTGACGTCCTCCTCGGAGTACGGGCCAAAGCCGTTGATCCCGCCTTTTAGCCATTGTTGAATGCGCCACTCTGCTTCGATGGTGTAGAAGGGCTGCATTCGAAACCAGGCCATCCATTCTTGACTAGACTTGTCTTGGTTGCATTTTTGGCAAGCGGGAATACAATTCGTGGTCCTGTCCTCACCTCCGTTGCTCTTAGGCCTGACGTGATCAATTGTCAAGTCTGTAAGAGATTCGTCGACAATAGGTGTAGCACCGCAGTAGGCGCAACGATTGTTCCAGCATTCTTTAATAGCAGTGCGCCATTGGTGGCGAGCTTCTCGGCGTGTCAGGGCTGACATGTTGTACAAATAATCTGAAATCCTCTCGTAAACGGGGAGGTAATCCTGGGATCGGTGCATCTCAGATATTAGTAAAGACGACACCACTGGAGAAATGTTCTTTCATCAGCGCTTGGCCTCCGGGTGGTATGTCTATCTCTATGGTACCAGCCAGGTAAACTAAAATAGCATTTTTGAGCCTGTGGCACAGCAATTTCCTACTTCAGCACAGGTTATCTACGACACTTTGGTGGCTGACAGTAGTTTCCCTCTTTTGATCGGAGAATACTCCTTCCGGGCTGGTCAGACTGCTCCTGCTATATCTGTCGTCACCCCAGGACAAGATTTACCTGCTATCAAAAAGATCGGCGGCGTCGAAGTTGTTATTCATGATGCAGCCGACGTAAAGCGCCGCGATTATTTGACTTCAGGATCCGACATATACATTGACTGGAAAGTCTTCTTTATTTGCTGGGAGCCCGCCACTGGATTGGAGTTAACTGCTGCGGTCGCTCGTGCCATGCAGCGCTTTGCGGGTTCTACAAGCTTTGAAACTGTTGCGGTAGCAGACGGGATTGGAGCACAGGTTCAGACTATGCTAGTAATTAAAGGCGACATGCCGATTTTGGCAGAGTAAAGGGTTTGGCAATCTAAGGCAACGGCCCCATGCGGGTCTGAGGTACCTTCGTGCGGGCTTTCGCCCGTTTCTCCTATGGCAAACTTTTCAGCCGCATTTGGCTACGATTTTTACATTGTCCCTGTTCAGAACTCTCTGATCACCGACTTTGCGAGCAACCCAGCGCTCGACAGCACCACCCCTCCTACTTCCGATGCTACCGTCTCTTATAGTAATGGTATCTTCACTGTAGATTCCGTTGCTTACGCGATGGACGGCACTGATGCTGGCATCCGTTTGGCCAGTTTGACAAACGCTGCCCTTGAGACTGATACCGGTTCTGAAGAGATCTACACCTACGACGACGAGACCAAAGGTTATTCTCAAGCCGTAGCTACCACCAAGAGCTTCAGTATCTCCCTTTCTGGTATTGCAGACTTCAACGACGCTGCTTACAAGGTTCTTCGCCTGACCGAGCAGAATACCGTGGCTGACGGTCTTCGCGTTGCTTTCAAGCGTGTTGGTCCTACTGGCACCACTGAGACTGTTGAGGGTTACGGTACCTTGACTGGCTACACCGAGTCTAACGAAGTTACGAGCATCGTGTCCTGGGAATGTACACTCACCGGTTACGGTCCTTACCACCTGACTCTTGCTAGTTAGCTGACTGGAGGTTCTACGGGTGGCATCGCCACCCTGAACAACTTTACCCTAACAGAGTTTTTCTCTCCGGCCAACGCTGACGCAACGGCAGTACCTGTTTCCATCTTAGGTGGAACCAATGGTGATACAGCTCAGGGCACAGTCAATACTGTCGGCGGAGAAATCTCCGGCAGTGTTACAATTACCGACCCGGGTACTAACTTCGAGGTTGGTGAGTCCGTTGTTATCACTGAAACCACTGGTGGCGGGTCAGGAATTTACAATGGTGAAGTTGAATCCATTTCCTAAGTCCGTAACCATAGAACTTACGGCAAAAAACACCAAGGGCCTTACAAGCCCTTTTTTTTATGGAAAGCTAAAGCCAGCAAGGGTATTTGGTAAATGGCTGACGTAACCAAGGGTACGAACTTTTTTATCGTTCCTACGATAGACCGTCAGTCAGCCACAAAAGCTGAGGCCGATATCCAGAAGCTGGTTCAGCAAGGAGCGGCAGCCGTCGCAGCAGGCAATGATAAACTGCTTGCTCAGCTAGATGCCAAGATGAAGGCCAAGCTGTCAGGTAAAAACACTGAAGCCACGGTTAAAGTTAGTTACGAGACGAGCAGTTCTGCCGGTCAGTTCAAGGAGGTCAGGCGGCTTGCGGCCACCACGTTGGACCCAATGATTGCCGACTACAAAAAAATGGTCGCTATCCAGGGCGAGTCTGCCCTGAAGGTCAAACAGGAGTTGAATGCTCAAAAAGATAAGCTCAACTTGCTAAAGCAGCAAAGCTTGACGATGAGCAAGAACGGGCAGGCTATCAACCGCAACCTGCAGCTCCGAAAAGAGCAAACTGCAGAGGTCAAGAGACTTGAAGGGGTATTGACTCGGGTAAGTACTCTTTCGTCGCTCAAAGGACAGCTGCGTGAGGAAAGCCAAAAGCTTTCCATGATGAGCCAGTACAATGTTGAACTAAACAAGCAAGGGCAGCTTGTAACAGTCGTCAACAAGAAATGGGCTGAACAGTCTAAGGTTGTTCAAGGACTTAGCGGGCAAGTAAATGCTGCGGGCAACGCGGCTAAAGGCTTTGGGGCTAAAATTCAAGCGTCAGGGGCGGCCATGCAGGCCGCTTTTGGGTGGATCAGCGCTGTTGTGGCAGGACTAGCCGCAGTTGCTGGCGCTGTCGGTATGATCACAGGCCGTGTCAAGGACATCCAGGCGATTAAGCTGACCTTTGACGGCCTAGGACAAAGCATACAGGCTCAGAATGCCATCCTAGGATCCGCTAAAAATATTGCACTAAGCTATGGTGTTTCTCTTCGCAAGATTGAGGGAGCCTTCCGTCGTTTGGGCCCTGCTATCCTTGAGTCCGGTGGTACCTTAAAGGATACAGAGGGCGCGATCAAGTCTCTTGCAGCTAGAACCACAATGCTTGGCTTGAATACCGAGCAAACTGGTCGATATATCGAAGCATTTGCTCAGGTTATGGGTAAAGGCAAGCTTCAGTCAGAAGAGCTTAACCAGCAGTTCTCTGAACTTGATGGTGGATTGCGCGGGCAACTGAAGAATTGGCTTGCCGCAAATAAGGGTATTACCGACTTCGAGACCGCCATGAAAAACGGCGAAATCACCTCTGGTATTTTCCTTGAAGCATTTGAGGCGATTAACGAAGAGATTCGTACTAAGTTCTTGCGTTCTATTGGCGACACTCAGCAAGCCATTACTAAGATGGGTTCAGAAGGTGGAATGACACTGAACCAGTTGAATGCTAAGCTGCAGACACTAACCTCTATTGGACTAGAATCAGTAGGCAAGGCTTTAGCTCCACTCGGCAAAGAGCTGATGAAGATTTACGCGGCTTTTATTCAGGTTTTCACGAAAATTGCCACGGAAATGCCGGGTATTCAGGCCTTGTTCCAGGGTCTGGGCCATGTTCTCGGGGTTATCGCTAAAGTTGCGGTTAATAAGCTACTCCTGGGATTCGGCATGCTCATGAAAGCGATCGACCTTGCCGTACAAGGACTTATGAAGCTCTACGAAGCCCTAAAGAATATCCCCGGCCTCGGCGGCATATTGAAGGGCTTAGAACAAGCAGGCGAAGCGTTAAATAACAATTTTGACAAGTCTATCGATATTTTTTCTAAGCTAAGCGACGAAACAACTGGAGCTAAGGCGGAATTAGCAAAATACAACGATGAATTAAAAAACTTAGCTGAACAGCAAAGAACAGGCGCAATTACACAAGAGGAGTATGCCAAGAAAGAAGCAGAAATAATGGCCAGAAGAACCGCAGCTTTGCAGGCACAAGCGCAGAAAGAACTTGACATAGAAAACGAAAAACTCGGCCAGATGGTGGAGGCAAGAAACAAGCAACTGGAACGGGATGAACAGTTGATGAACCGCAAGATTGAAACTATAAATTCGGCCAAGGATCAAGAGCTCGCCGCTATTGATAGCGTGATTGCTGGCCTTGAAAGGCAGAAAGAAGCAACAGATAGGGTCTACGACGCGAAAATTGATTCCGTTAAACGCTCAGCAGAAGAAGTAAAAAACAGTATTGACAAAGAAATATCTGCCTTGAATTCTCAAAAAGAATCAGTCAAAGCGTTTTACTCAAACCGAATAGAAGCGGTTAAGGACTACTACTCCAAAGTGAAAGCGGAGATGGATGCTGCTCATTCTAAGGAGATGGCTCAGATAGATGCAGCGATAGCCAAGGCAAAACAAAGGCATAGCGCTTCACTTGGTAGCCTCGACAACGGGCCTCAGAAGCAAAAGCTTGAAAGGATGCAGATACGCGAGCTGAACAAACAGATCGCGGCGGAGACTGATCAGTACAAAAAGCAGGAACTGAAAGCTCAACTCGAATCAATCCTAAACAGCAAGGAGAAGGCTCAACTAGAGAAGCAGTACGCTGAAGAGATGAAAAAACTTGAAGAGGATAAAGCAAAGAAGGAGAAGGAGCAGGCAGAAGAGAAGAAAAGACTAGACGCAGAAGAGAAAGAGCGTGTTAAGGAACTGCAAGAGGCACAACAGCAAGCCCTTGAAGATATCGCGAGTGCCGTTCAAGGCCTTGTCGATCAAAAGAAAGAGGCGACTCAACAAGAGAAGGAAGACATTCGGGCAATTCAGGACGCAAAGAAAGAGGCACAGAACGCATATGATGACATGATTGACGAAGAAAAAGAGAAGCGCAAGAGCGTCACTAAAGCCGCCTTGAAGCAGATCGATGAACTGAAAAAAGCCCACAAAAAAGAGCAGCAAGCTGTTGAAGATATTGAATGGGAAATGAGGAAAATGGTTGACACTCAGGGAGACATCTCGGCTGCCGCTGATAGGACCACAAAGGGCGCCTTAACCCGCCAGCTAAACAAAGTTAAATTGATTAGGCAAGAGATGGATAAGATAAACGCTGGTGGTGGTGGTACTGGTGGCAACTCTGGTGTACGTTTTGCTGGTGGCCCTGTTTCTGGTGGTTCCACCTATACCGTTAACGAGCTAGGAACAGAAGGATTCTTGAGCGCTTCTGGCAGAATGTCAGAGATCAAAGCACCTGCGTTCGGGGACTGGAAGGCTCCTTCCAGCGGTAGTGTTATTCCCGCTCATGTCTGGAAGGGCATCAAGGCGAGTCAAAACACTGAGATCAACATGCCTCGCAGCGTCAGCCCTGGAAATGCAGTCGCTCGTGCCATCAGTACAATCAACAATAGTACAGGTGATCACGTCCAAAACTCTGTAACCATTCAAGCTATTAATCCCACGCAGGCCGCTAGTGACATAATGGTTCAACTTGCCAAGATCAAGCGCCTTCGGTACAATTAACTGTAAGCGATTTGTCTGATGTTTGATTTCGGGAGCCCCTTAGATACCGCCAAGCTTTCATGGGAGTATGCTTTGAGCGCAGCTGGCCCCGAGATCCCCTTTGCTCCTTATGACGAGCTTGAGGAGCAGGACTTACGGAACGTGCTTGCTTATTTGCATATTGCCATCGGAGACGCCCTGCACAACGGCCTGGCAGACGAAGTGGTGGAAATACTTGTAAACGAGTACGATGGGGTCTTCCAGCTCCTTGCAGAAGGGTGTGACAGCTTTAGAGAGATGGTGCGAGCTAACAAGCATTTCCCTGCAACGGGCAACACCTCTGAAAATGTTCAAAAGTACAAGCAACTCGCTGGTCTTTGACTTCGGAATCCTAGCACCAGCTAGGCCCCTGAGATGTCGCAGATCGGAGTATCGTTTACGCCTTCAGGGGGTTCTCCCGTTTACAGTTTTGTGTTTGATAACTTTGGGGATAATGCAATGCCTCGAAACTATCAGTCAGAGGCTTCTTTTTCTCAATCTGCTAATGGCACGACTCTTCTAGATGGCCCTGCCTACAGGCAGAAGTACATCTGGGTTATCTCCTCGATTGTCCCTACGGCCCAGGCCGTGCAGATCGACCAAATGTTCCAGGCTTGGGACACGGACAGGTCGAACGGACTTCCTGTTGCCTGCGGAGTTGTTGACGAAACTTTTGGTGCCACGGTTAATGGTAGTGCGGTGTTCTCAACCCCTCCTACCTATGTTCGGATGGGTCCAAGGTTGACCATGGTTTCTTTCGGATTAACAGAGGTATAAGATGGCTTACATCGCTAACAAGACTAGGGTAGCTTCGCTGCAAATTGGCGGGGTAGACTACACCTCTGCTTTCAAAGAATGGGTTGCATCCGACTCAAGTGCCTACAAGAATGGCTGTATCCAGACTACTGGGAACCTGACTCTAGGTAGTTATTCCGGAGGACCTTTGATCGAAGACTATGACAGAGATAACTTTAAGAGAGGAACGCAGGTAATTCTGGAACTCGTGGAGCCAGGGGGAGCTCAGTACCGCCACCCGAGAGGTCTCCTTTACGTGGTAAGCACCTCCTACCAAATCGAATCAGAGCAGTTAGTAGTCGAGCTTGGGTGCAGGCTTACTATGATGGCGCTGACAGAAGAGATTGACGACCTGGTCGCCCTGGTTCCGGTTACTCTGGATATCGCTCAGACGACCTTTTCTAATTGCTCCGCCGCTTTCGCTTCTATGGGGCAGTATATCTATCAAGACAATACGGGAGCTTTGCAGACTGGGACTTTCTTCCAAGGTGACGGTTATAGCGGGGTCACTCCAGGTGATTGGGTTTCGGTGCTTGGCGTAACAACTGTTTCAGCAAACCCGCTTCAAGGGGGTGGAGCTATCCCTGACGAGATTTCGCTTTCTTATCAAGTGCCGTCAGGAGGCCTCTCAGAGGACAACAAAGGGCTTATTGAAACGACAGAAACGGATTCTTACTATTTCACAAACTATCCAGCAACTGTGTATGTAAGAAAGAACAGCGACGCCACTCCAAGTAATCCAAACGGAACTATTGGGAACATTGGCAACACGTCTACGGTTCCAGCCTCTTCCCCTAACAGTAGTCCTTGCGGGAACAGTCCAGCCGCTCCAGAAGGAGCCACGGTCCCAGCGTCCTGCAACGAAGGCTACGAACTAACCAATCAGGCGCTTTTCCTTCCTGCCTTTAGGCGCGAAGTGAATAAGTCCTATTATGATGGTCCAGGCGGTCAGATATCTCTTCGCAGCACCTTTGTCAGAGGGCCAGCTATTGAGGCCAACGCTCAGTACTACGCTGACAAGTTCGCGTACTGTCGAAACACTTGGGCTACGAGATGCAACCCTAACGGCAGCTGCCCATTCGAGGGAATGGACGAGATAGAACTTGGCCACACTGAAACCTTGAACTACTACGGAAATGCTAATGAGCTCGTAAGGACAGTGCAAGATGTTTATAGCCCAACCTTGTCGGCAGCCCAGCCAAGCGACTGGCGCTCTGGTATTGCAAACGGAGCTCCTCAAGATTTTAATCAGAACCTTTCGACAACCGAGATGTTCAGGTCCTCGAGAATTGATACAGAGTACTATCAAGAAGGGAACGCGAATGTACAAAAAGCCACCACCTTTACCAGTCTTGCCAGCAGAGGAGTTGGTCTTGGAGGCAAACTTGATGCTCTCGAAGGAATCAAAACAGTGACCATTAGGAGGTCTTCAACCAACACTACGGTTGACGTCACTCCGGATATCATTAACTCTTCGACAACCGACACAACTGAAAAGGCTACACAAATTGTATTGTTTACTGGCAGATACAAAGCGCAGCCGGAGGAGGTTGGCCCTTACATTTTGGAAGAGCAAGTCCCTGTACCTTTACTGTTTGACAACCAATCGGAGATAAATTCGGCGGTAGCAAGCTACGAAAACTATATCACCAGGTTCGTGAAGGGCGATGCTTTCGGGCTTCAGATAGCGGAAGCAATGCGACCAGAGGTGGCTACTGGCTGGTTCCCTGGCATGCCTTTTCGCTACAGCGACCCTAAAAAGGGCAAGGTGCTAGCCTTTAGAATGGATGCAACTAGCTGGGGCGTCAGTCCGACGGAATCGGCTTTTGTCACCAACGGGATGTGGATAGGGTATTCCAACGGAACTATAACGATTCCCGACAACGTCCTTGGTAACTCCAAGCCGAACATGGGGAGCGGTGGCTCACCTCCTTCTGACGTGGTGCCTCCATCTGTTGACAATGAGTCAAGCGTTGACAGTGGTTCATTCGCCTGGAATGTTGATGTCTTTATAGGAACTAACTCAAACATTGTTGTCTACGGCAATGATGGAGTACTGCCTCCTCCAATGGGAGACGAGACAGTCGAAACACAACAGACTTTCACCGTTTTTGCCGCTGGGGCAATAGTCGCTCCTGGAGATCTGCTTGCCACTACCTCTGGGGGAAGCATTCCTCTTGACCTTGCTGGTTCCTTGATTGTAGCAGACGCTACGGTCGTCAATGCTGACCTGTTTTCTTGATAGGAAGACTACGACGATTCGATTAAGGCGAGATGGCTATCGCGGCTAAAATTTCAAGCTCTGAGCTGACGGCTCAGATTACCAATAGATTTGTAGGTAACTCGTTCGAGGCCCGCCTGATCGATGCCACTGGGACCACTTACGAGCCGGGCACCACCAACGACGCATCCTTCCTGACCTTTGAGGTTCCCCTCGGTACTGGTGGTTATCGGCGTCAAGTAATTAGCTACAGTCCTGGGGACGTTTCTACCTACACTGATGACGGTGTTGCGCTAACGACAAAAGCAACTATCTTTGCTCATGATGGGGGAGGTACTACTACTGACTTTTCTCATGTGGCTTTAGTATGGAGTACCGGGAATGCATCGGCCCTGGGCGCGGTTACAACGGCCCCCAGTGCAGCTGTTGACGGCACTTACACTAATATCCCTGTAGACACAACTACAGGAAGCGGAGCCGGCATGACGGTTGACCTGACTGTTACTAACTCTGGAGCTGCCTCTACCGATTACGCGGTTTCGATCGTAAGCGCTGGTTACGACTATGCCGCAACTGACGGAATTGTATTCCTGGAGGGCACCCTTGCAGGCCTAGGCATCGTCTCCGCTGGCGCTGGCAACCTTGCCGTGACGATTGATACGGTAAATACCCCGTCAAACGCTGGAGAGATCCTTTCAGTAGCACAGACAACCTCAAGTGTTGTACTTTCTGGTGGCAATGAAGCCGTCTTCTACTGGAACCTGAAGCAGTTCGGCTACTACAGTGTGTGACCATGATCTTGAACACATTATTGCAAACAAGCGTCGCTAACAGACTCGTGGATCTGGAGTTCAGGGCTTCGGATACGACTATTCAGGGAGATTTTGTTGGCAGTGTTACGGGAAAATGGGTGAAGTTAGGGAGCCGGGGCGAGGGGATTGTAAGCTATAACAATAAGCAATATGCAACCAAGCCTATCGGCTTTGTCTCTATTCCAGCGGGCACAGAAGTGGAGCTGAGCTACGCCAATGGTGTTTACTACAGCAAGTTCTGATCATGGCTATTAATCCCGTTTCGATGACCTCGCAGTCAATCAAAGAAAACACGGACGTAGTGATTGAAGTTCGGTACGTGGAGCCTCCTGCGGGAGTTCTCCTTGACCCACCGGAAGTACCTAACAAACTGATTGGGTATTACGATGGAAACTCCGATACGGTAAGGTTATATATTGTTGATAACTCTGGACTTCGGCTGCTTGCTCTGTAATGTCTATTAACAATCCTGTTATAGCTGGAGCTCCCGTCACAACAAGGGCTGACGCTAAAACTGTCGTAGGCACGATAACCTCAACAGCGCCACCGGGGGCCAGAGTTTTCGTTGTCGATGGCCAGGTGACTACTGTAAGTCAAAGCGCAACTAAAGAGGGTCAAATTCTCTTCTACCGCAATGGAAATGAGCTTTTTGTTACGATGTACGTTACTGTGTACGCGAACGTTGGAAATGGCCAGGTTAGCTTAGAGTGGCGAGCGGTCGAGAACTGGGGTTTCGTCCAAGACCCGAGGACAGGACTGGGAAAAGATCCGAATCTGGAATTTTACTCAACCTTGGCATCCTAACGCAGTTAGCCAAGAAACAGTGTCTGGATATAGCGGTTTTTTAAAAAAGCAGCAGACTCAAGCCCAGAACTTCCTGTCATCTGGCAACCTTAACTACAACCCACTAAACGTGGTAGGAAGCAATAGTACAGGCTGTCAAGATAGCACTGATTGTGCTTCAGGGTGGGCCTGCGTTGGAGGAATCTGCGTACAAGAGACCTCGGGCTCCTCGCCTAGCGGGTCAGGCAATATGTCTGGTTGTGGAAACGGAGGAAGCGGAGGAAGCGGAGTAGGTGGAGTACCAGGTGAATGCGGATCTGGTCCCGTTAATTATCTCTTGATGGACGAGGAGCTGGCAGAGGTCTACGAAGAAGCGGTAAACAATCTGAGGCCTGGTGACGTCCTCCTTGAGGAAGGGCTGAATGGTGGCACTGTAGGAAACGGGCTAATCGGGGTAAGTCTTAACGGCAAATGCCTCAAGACAGGCTGTAGCGGCACCAGTACTAGCAAAGGTACCAACGATGTCTGTTGTGGGCAGGGCAGGTGCTGCAGGATGGGAAGTTATGTACAGTGCTACTGTGGAAACTGTCCGCCACCTCCGGAAAGGTGCAGCAAGTTCTGCACCTCTTACTTGGCAGCTAACGGAAAGCTAGGCGTTGGATGTACCGACGACAACAGCTGTGACGAATGCTCCTATTGCGCCGACCTTGGTGACTTCAGAGGCACGGCCTGCAAGGGAAAGATCAGTGGGGCTCCTTGCTGGTGCGAAAACAAAGGCTGCCCATACAAGTGCGACAAGTGTGGCGATGACGGCGCTTGCACCACTGATTGCGAAAACTGTCAAACCTGCTATACGACGTACAAGTATTGCGACAGCGGTCCGGTCAAGCTCGAATGCTGCTACTCCGCATGTGACGTGACTAGCGGCTTTAGCACCTGTCGGGACAGCTACAAGTGCCCAGATCAAGGAGACCCTTGCGCAGGCGCTTGCTATGGGCAAACCTTCTGTGACGGCCCGCCACCTCCTTGTCCTGACGGTGCTTCTTGTACTGATAATGGATCTATCACCGCAGGCGGCGGAACCTGTTATATCAGGACGGTCTGCGATAAGAGTAATGCTCCCGAGTCCTGCAAGGAGTGCGACTGTAATTGCGACAACGACTGCCCTGACTGCTTTGTTTGCAGTAGCGGGTGCGCATGCGAACCTGATCCTAGATGTGAATAGAAATGATACCATGTCATTGGCGTATGGGAACCCTAGCCTAGCTCTGGTTCCGTTGTGGCAGTCTTTCCTGATCGTATTGTCCTTAAAAACTCAACCGACGACGAGGCTACCATTATTGCCGAGATCGAAACTGGTGGAGTCAGCGCCATCACTCAAGGGGAGATTGTCCTAGGACTGTCTGACGGAGCAGCGACGTTATATACAAAAGACGCTTTAGGTGACATCGTTACCATTAGCGGGTCTGGGGGAGATGACAATCCTCTGCCTACAGTCACTGGCTGGACTATAGACAGCGATTCCGATCCCGATACATCGTTCACGTTAACCTCTCCAACTAGCGCCGAGGGCGACCTACTAGTAGCATGTATCATGAATCGCCAGAGTGGGGGCGTTCTGACACCTCCAACCGGCTTCACTTTGTACGGGTCCTATCTCTCTTCTATATCATTTTCCGGAGACTTGCAAACGATAAGTGTCTTCACCAGAAGAGTTACATCATCAGAGCCGGGAACTTATACCTGGACGCAAGCAGCCTCCGGCAGGATCTGTGGTTGGGTAGCTGCTGTTAATGGAACCGACGGCATTTCGACCATTACGGAGGCCTACGGTAACGCTGAAACAGCTTCTATCAGTACTGGTGCTGGTGCACTAAGTTTAACTGCTGCAACTTGGATCTATTCTGCGAGCTCTGGAACCGAGGCCTACAGTCAAACAGCAAACGACCTAACAGAGATAACAGACTCGCCGATGACCAATGCTCGGATATCCGGGGGTCACGTTAGTGCAAGTCGGGAGGTCGTCTCAACACATGCCTCAACCGGCACTGGGGACGATCCGAATCACGGCATGATCAGTATCGAGATGCTGGCTTCCGGTTCACCGTCGAGTGGCGGTGGTGGTGGTTCCTCTGCCGCGAGATTGACCGAGGCTCAGACAGCAGCTAGCGGAATTACTACATTTGTGGGGATCGGGCACTCTGGGACACTTGTGGAGGTCACCTCTTCCCTGGATGCCTGGATCGTCTTGTACGACTCTGCAGCCAGCAGAACGGCTGACAATGGCAGGGCTTACAATACTGACCCCGCTTCGGGTTCAGGAGTCTTAGCCGAGTTCTACATTACAGCGGGCACTACTGTCCTGGCTACTCCAGGTACCACGTATTTCAATAATGATACTTCTGTTACGGAAGCCATCTATGCTGCTGTCAGAGATCAAGCAGGGGCTGATGTCAACTCAGAAGTGACAATCGTAGCCTATGGAAATCAAACTACCACCTCAGCTGCGACTAGAGCCCTTCTTGGCATTGGCGAATATGTCGACGACGCAGCCGCTGGAACCGGCGGAGTGGCCTCTGGGGCTATGTACTACAATACGACTTCCAGCGATTATCGCCTCAAGTCCTGATAGGCATACTAGCCCAGCTAGTTGGTCAGAATGAGCATCATAGAAGAACTCAGTTGCGACGGGGTCGCTCCTATTGGTCCTGTCTCTGCTTGGCCCAAGGAGCGTCACGATGAGATTATAGTCAAACATAGCGGCAAGCCTAAGGCGGTCAAGGCCGGGATAGGTAAGATGGCTAGCGGCTTAGTGAAAACAGGGATGCAAGCTGTTAGGCACGGGAAAGTGTCGTCGGAGATCAGAGAAGAAAGGTATAACACATGCAAAGAGTGCCCCTTCTTCAATGCAGAGAGCAAGCGCTGTTCCGATTGTGGTTGCTTTATGGAAGCGAAGACGTGGGTTGGAGGTGACCCCAACATGCTGTGCCCTCAGAAGAAGTGGAGTCGCTAGATGGCTATCTGTGCCGCTAATATGGATGATTGCAAGAAGAAGAAGAAGTGCTTGTTCGGCCCTAATGAGGGCGAGGCCTACAACCCTGAAGATCCCTGTTGTGGGCAAGGGGTGTTTAATGCATCGATTTGCGACTGTATCGGGGTTGGAGTCTGGGTAGCCACGATCAGTACTGTTGCGCGCCCAAGTACAACAGGCGTAGATTATATCGCTTATGAGATATTGGAGCCGTACCTGGAAGACGGCGATGTCGTGACAACACAAATCATCCAGTATCGGGACCCTGAGCCACTCAACCCCGACGTCGCTATTGAGAATGTTGTCCCTGGGGGTGATGGCACTGGTCCTCTCTGTAGTTTTGACGGGTCGACTTGTGCATACTGGCCAACCGTCGTAGACAGGACTGTTAGCGTTAAGGCCAGCGTCTGCGACCAGAACCCGGTTTATTATGGTGGTACTGGTTCTGGAGCCGTCAGCCTTAGGCGCGTTTATAACGGAACAAGACTGGGTCAGTTTGGTTACTCCATGGGACCCCAAACCATACTAGCGGACTGCGCCGGTAATAATCCAGCCACTCAGACCTTTGACTTTTCGTTTATCGGTCCTGGGCAAATCACTGACTACTACGACGTCGTCGTCAATGAGTTCTGGCGAACAGCTAACCTTGACGATCCTACCCCTGACTATCCTGGCCCTCAGGACTGATTGGCATACTACCGCGTAACATTCAAACAGGCGTGACGCCTGATTTAACATGACTGAAGAGAACATGACTCCCGAGACGGAAGTTAATGCCTCACCCGTTTCAACAGGCGACGACATGATGCCTCGTTCTGAAGCGGAGAATCTCCTGAAGGCTCTTAAGGCTGAACGGGAAGCACGGAAGCAGTACGAGCGTGACCTTAAGGAAACAAAAGGTCAACTGGAGCGCTTCTCTGAGATTAACCCTGAGGAGTATACTAAGCTGCAGGCTGAAGCTGCAGAAGCTGCTAAGGTCCAAGCCCAGTTCGGGGAGCAGCGTGAGCTTATTGAGCAGAAATACTCTCGCCAAGCTGAAGAGGCTGCACGGGAAGCGGCTGCAGCTAAGTCTGCCTTGCAGGACTACCAGAAGAAGTATGCTCTTGAGAAGGTGTTTTATTCTGCTGGTGGTCGTACTGACGCAGCTGACGGCGTGTCGTTCTTTGACATGATGGCACAGCAGATCGGTGGCAACTTCCGCCAAGAGCCTGATGGTTCCTTGACTGTCGTTGACGCAGGCGGTGACCCTGTTCTTGACAAAGAGTCTGGTAAGCGTATTTCCGTAGATGACTACATCTCGGCCTACAAGTCTCACCCTATCTACGGCACTTTCTTTAAGGGCTCTAAGGGTGCAGGTGCTGGAATTGGCTACGGTGGAACCGATGCCAACGGCGTAGTGAGTCAGGACTTCTCGTCTCTTACCCCTGACCAGATGTTCCAAGAAGCCTTCAAGTAAATAAACCTTGTCAACTTGTTAGTAAAAGGCACGGAATCTGATCGCTCTAACGGCCCCCCTTCCTCAGGGGGCTTTTTTATGGTACAATGTAGACATGGCCGACAAGCACTCACCACTACTAAGAACCCAGGTCGAAGTTGCTGCAGCGTGCGGAGCGGCTGAGCGGAAGATCACAGCAGCCTTCGGAGTGGCCAGGACTACGCAGTACAGGTGGTTGAAGGCTGACGGGAAGGAGAGGGCGGAGGCGCACCGCAGGAAGTGGGGGAAAAGGAATCCCGAAGCCAAAGCTCGGTGGCACAAGAAATGGAGGGATGCTAACCCAGAAGTGGTCAAGGAGTGCAACAGAAACGGATACAGGAAGCACTACGACAAGAATCCAGAGTACTACGCAGCGAAGACAGACAGGCGTAGGCGTGGCATGAGGGATTGGCCTTGCTCCGAGGTAGAGAAGCTTATGATCAAGTATCGCTACCAGGATGCTCGTCGGCTGTCGCGAGAGACTGGGGTCAAGTATCATGTCGACCATATTATTCCGTTAGCAAAGGGCGGGCCGCATCTTCCGTGGAACCTGCAGGTCATTACCAAAGACGAAAACCTATCCAAAGGCGCGAAAGTCTAGTTTAGGTAGAATAGGAGTAGCTACCCAGAAGGGAAACTCTGAGATGGAGTGGACTGGAAGGGTGCGATTGCTAAACGGTTGTGACAATCGTTAATGCGCTAACACCCAATTCTTTGTTCATTTCTATCTAAAGGTATTATCATGTCATTGACACTTCTGGAAGCTCAAAAGCACGCTTCCACCCCTCAGGAGCTGGCAGTTGTAACCGAACTTGCTGCTGGTCCTCTCCTGTCTGCACTCCCTTTCCGCAACATCGAAGGCAACGGTCTTTTCTGGAAGCGCGAAGAGAGCCTTCCTGATGTGGGCTTCCGTAACTACAATGGTTCTCTTGCTGAGAGCTATGCTGAAGTAAGCCAGCAGTCCGAAAGTCTTAAGCTCTTTGGTGGCGACATCAAGGTTGACCGTGCCATCATCGACATGGAGGGCTCATCTGCTAAGGCTTACCAGGTCCAGAGCCGCGTTCGCGCTATGCGTTTGGCTTGGGAAGCTCTGTTCATTAATGGCGACTCCAACCAGTCCCCTTCTGAGTTCGACGGCCTGGCTGCTCGTATCCAGAACGGTTCCTCACAGTACTTCGCTAACGGCGGTGGTGCTCTTGACCTGGGCAAGCTTGACGAGGCCATCGACTCCTGCGACGCTAACGGCGGTAGCAAGTATCTGGTCATGTCGAAGTCTGCACGTCGTCACCTGAGCAAGCACGCTCGCGCTAACGGCCAGATCGAGATCTCACGTAACGAGTTCGGCTACCAGCAGCTCTCCTACGGCGGTGTTCGCGTCCTTGAACTGGATCGTGACCACAAGAACGTTGCTATCCTTGACAGCACCCCTTCCGCACAGGACATCTACGTGGTTTCCTTCGGCCAGGACCTTCTGACCGGAATCCAGAACGGCGGCGTTTCCGTCCGTGAACTGGGCGAATCCTTCAGCCAGCCTCAGCTTATCACTCGCGTCGAATGGTATTGCGGCTTAGCTCTGATTAACGGTCGCGCAGCTGCTCGTTTAGCTGGCGTCGATGCCACTGCTTCCGTCTGATCAGTCTACCACTGACTTCTTAGGACCCTTCGGGGTCCTTTTTTAATGCCTTGCCATGATAGGAAACCTAGTGCAACTTAACCACGCCGAAGGAGGGCGCTATGGGTACTACTCTCGCAACTAGGGGAATCAATCTTCCCGCTCATGACACGATCGAACCAGCTGGTCATGATGCTAATGGTAACCCTGCAACAATTACTTACAAGAGAGGCGCTGACACTGTTGCGACTCTGACTTTCACATACGATGGCGACGGCAACTGCACTTCAATCGTACGGAGCTGAGATAAATGACAACCCATCTAGACTATGTGACTGGGCGTTTCGTGCTCAGCGAGCATCTTGTGCCTGCAGGGAACCAACAGTTTTACCATATCTATGATGGGGACTTTGTCCTTGGGGAGACGCTGGTTCCTGGACTTGGTGGTGGCGGGGGGCTGTTCTTGGATGCCAGTCTTGATCTGAATTTCGCCGAGAACCTTAGCCTGGTGGATGACGTCAGTGGCAACAACCTAGTCACCTTCAGCCGTGCCAGTAGTGGCACTTATGTTGGCAGTGATGGGTTGATTAAGACCGCTGTAGCTGACGCACCACGCTTTGACCATGACCCCGTGACCGGTGAAAGCTTGGGGTTGTTGATTGAGGAGAGTAGGACGAACTTGTTACAGTACAGCGAGGAGTTTAACCAAAGTATTTGGGCAAAGA